CTAATGGCTCAGTGAAATTGGATAGCAAAGGCAATCCATATACATTAGAACAATTGGCAACAGACATATTGAGAAGTCGTCCTAAGTTGGCAGCTGATGAAGGAAGAACTGGAACTGGATCAAGATTTGGTCAAGGACTTCAGAGAGATCCTAATGATATACCAGATGCTTCACAAGACCTAGAAGGTTGGAAGAAGTGGAAGGAAAGTCAAGGCATTGGTGGTCGTAGCTTAAAAGGTATGAATGTCTCAATAAACAAACCCATTTTATAAAGGAGACATTTTATGTCATATTTTCTAGGTGGAAGTTCTGGTGAAGCGAATGCATTTGAAAAGACTATCCAGAATTCCGCAATACAAGTTTTACACGAGTCCCAAGGACTTGTAAACATGACTAACGTCGTGATGCCAAATCAAGGCAATACATACAAGGTTCCACACATGGCACCTATCAGCTATGGTGATTACATTGACAGCAGCACAAACCCAACTTATTCAACTCTAACAAGTATTGAACAAACAGCTCAAATTACAGCTAAAGAAGTTGTTGCCACTCCAGCAGTTGCAATGACAGCTTTCAGTAAGTTCTTGGGTTGGACAACTGCTTTTGACCTAGCTGCAAATCTAGGAACAGAGTTAGGTCTGAGTTTTGCTGAAAAGGTTGATCAACGTATCACAGCTGCATTTGTTGGTAATCCATCTGTTGTTACAACAGGAGATACTAGCCTAGCTGGTTTTGCTAATACACAAACTGTTTCTTATTACAGTGTAAGTTCTACACCTGTAACTGACGGATTTGGTCGTATTCAAGCCAACGCTGCACATGGTCTAATCGCTGAAGGTTCTACAGCCACAATCGCATTTGCAGACTACACAGCTAACACAGTTGCTGGACTAGTTCGTAACATCATTAAGGCATGGAGAAAGTCACGTAACCCAGGACGTCCAACAGTTATCCTTGGACCAAATGAAGAACAACGTTTGTTAAGTGAATTAACTGGTGGTGCTGTTTATTCTGGTAACAATGGCTCTGGAGCTCAAATCAACGCTGGATTAACAGCACTTGGTGATGAGTTATTGGCCACTGGTATGTTGCGTAATCTTTATGGTTGCACAGTTATATTCACTACATTCCTACAGACAAGCGTAACAGGTCGCTCCTTAGATGGTGCGTATGTCACAGCTAGTTCCGTTGGTGCTGCTATTGGACCACAGGCTATTACTACTGTAATGGTTAAAGGTCTTGATATTAGCATGGGCGATAAGGACGGTGGATTACAAACTTGGATCACAGGCTTAGGCTATTTTGGTTCAGGCGTTGTTGACCAAGCTCGTGGAATGGCAATTAATATTGCCTAATAGGTGGGGGTTAGCAATAGCCCCTAGTAATTAGGAGAAAATCAAATGGCAATAGCAAGTTTTTTAGCATATAACGACACTACCTTACAACCAGGTGGCGTAAATCGTGTGTCATTGGCTCAACCCAGTGATGTGCTGTTTTATGACCGCGCGGCTTATAAGCGTTTGCAACAAGTTTATCCTACTGGTGACACTGGTAATAACAATGGCCCAGATCAGGATTATATGTTAAGCACTATGTATTTTCCTAAAGCGTCAATTGAAATGCTGATAATGTTTGAAATGGGATGGTGGCCTTTGTATGTAGAACGCACTTTAGGTGCATTTTACTATCAACAGGACTCTGTTACAGGTCTAACAGTTACAGCTTTTACTCCTAGTTTATTGGTCAAGCAAAATCAAACTCTAATTAGATTAGAAGTGTTTAAGGCAGTGGAAATATTCTACTCAACCTTAGTCACTGATAATTCTAATATCAATGAGAAAGATGCTGCAAACTATCAATTTGCTAGACGTCGTTTTGAGGAAGAGTGGGAAAAAGCAGTTCAAGAAAGTTATTTCTATGATTTATTGAACACACAAAAGCAGTTTCCTTCACATCCTGTTATTGGAACATATCAACAGAGTTGGTTATCTGATGTCAACTTCTTTGAAGGTGATAGGAGATATTTCTAATGCCTTTATTCACTTTAGCACAAGTTCAATCCACATTGACCAACTACTTGTTGGCCAATACTGGAACTGAATATGTGGAAGTCTTCTTTAATTTTCCCTCTGATGAGAATAAAATTAGTGAAGGCGTTTACATTGCTGAAGTTTATCAAGCAGAAAGAGTTAGAAACGCTCACGGTATAACCACAGGTGGTTATGTTTATACAGTAAAAGATCGCATAGAAATGTATGTGGTAAGTCAACAAGACAATGCTTTTATAGAGCAAGAGCTTGCGATTTTTCCAGCATTTATAGATGATCCTTTATTTTTAAACAGTGGTTACTTTATAAGAGAACAAACCATTGAACAACAGTATGTAAAAAATAGTCAACGCTATAAAATTACATTTGATCTATCTAGATTACAAATTATATAAAAAGGAAAAATAAAAAATGGCAAATATTAATGTATCGCAAACAGCCAACTTTGTTTCCCTAGTTATATCCACAAGCTCAGTGTTTACTACTGCAACAAGTCTTGTTATCCCAGCATTACAAGACATTACAGTAACAAACAACAACGGAACTTTCCGTTGGAAGCAATTGGATGCATTAGGTCAACTAGTAGCTGTAACACCAGCAACCAACAGTCTAAACCTTACATTGGTTTTAGACGGACCAAGTTTCTATGGAACACAATGGCCAACATATGCCACTACAGGCAGTGCTGCTCAAATTGGTTTATTCCAATTATCCAATCAGAAACAACAAGTCTATTTCCAAATGGATTGGGGAGGAGGTTCTGCAAACATGGTAACAGGAAATGGTTATCTTTCTGGTCTAGCACCAAAAGTAACACCAGACCAACCAGTTTGGATCTCTCCATTGATCATAGAGGTAAATGGACAATATGGAACAGCTTAACCCACAAGGTTAAGTCCCAGGAAAAGGAGCTTTCAAGGCTCCTTTTTTTATCACTGAGTAAATACTACGAAAGGATTTGTAGATATGAAATTTGAAGATCACAAACTAGAGGATCTTGTTGAAAGCCTTGAAGCAGAAGTTGCAAAAAGTATCAATGAGATTAGACATGCAGAAGATGATTTAAGTAAGGCCTATAATAGACAAACATTTATATTAGCTTTACTACACCACATTAAAACAAGGATTTGAAGATATGAAATTAAAAGCATTAGCAAAACAACCAGAATTAGTTAAAGTCTCTATTGATGATGATGAAATCGTCAAGGAATATGGAGAGCCACTTGACTTCTATATCATGGATCGTCAACCTATGGAAACATTTTTAAAGTTTGCCACTAGTGGAGGACAAGATGTAGAAACAATGAGTGCTCTTATGAAGGATATGATCCTAGATGAAGATGGCAATAAAGTCATTGATAACGGTTATCTATTACCTAGTAAGATATTAGTGGCCGCATTTACTAAATTAGCCAGTCAACTGGGAAAGTAACAGGGGCTACACTTGATGAAAGAAGCCCTGAAGTTTATGTTGCAGTAACTTTGGATAAGTTGGGTAGTAGATATGGTCTACTACCCAGTGAAGTATTAGAACGAGGAACTACCTTAGATCTAATGGTTTTAGATATTGCCTTAAGTTATGAAAATTATAAACAAAATAGGGCTCAAGGTGAAGCTCCTAATATTTCAGAAGATGTCATGTTAGAAGCACTTAAAAAGGTTAGGGGAACATAATGGTAAATGGAGTTAAAGTTGATCTAACAGAATTGACTAGAAAAATAAGTGATTTAAAAGCAGTCAAGCATAATGCTATGCCTGAATTTTTAGCCTTGTTTAAGAAATTAACTCCAGACAGTCAAGTCACTGGTGAAAGCAGTGCAAGGCAACACACTACATTGGTTGCTGATAAAATTGTTGCAGATTATGATTATGCAGAAGTTTTAGACTTAGGCAGACATATGAGTAATAGGGGTATGAGAGGAAGTGAGCAAGCGCCACATGGTATGAGCAAACCAACTATAGAGTATATGAAAAAGACTCTTCCTAAAAAGATTCAAAAGATAGGATTGAAATAACATGGCAGACATTAAAGTTACACTGATTTTAGATGATAGTTCCTATGTAGGTAAACTAACACAAGCACAAGCAAGTGCACAGGCCTTTGGAGCTAATACAACTAAAGAAATGGCCTCTGTTAATTCAGCCATTCAAAGTGTATTAGACAAGTTAGGAACACTAGAACAAGGATTTGCCAAATTAGCAACTAGCGTATCAAGTGCGGCCAGTAGTTTTGACGCCATAGGTAGTAAGGCCAAAGAAAACAGTGACTTAGCCAACACAAGTTTAGCTTCTGTTGCCACTTCATTAAAAGGACTGACAGGTGCGTTTAGTTTGGCAGCTACAGTTAGTTTCTCAGAAAGTTTATTAAAAACCAGCAATGAAATACATAACCTAGGTGAAAGTCTAGGCATTGGCACAAAGAGCATGTTGTTATTTGGCAGTGCTGGAGTTGATGTAGGTAAGAGTGTAGAAGATGTAGGTAAAATGATGGAGCGTATGGTTGCTGCTGCTGATCAAGCTGAAGATGGCAATATGAAATTACGCGGAGCATTTAATGCCGTTGGTATATCTATGCAGGATTTACAAACTGTCAGTCCAGATTTGTTATTTGCACATATTGCGGCAGTGTTATCTAGTGATTTTATTCCAGCCAGTGAAAAAGCCAGATTATCTATGGAATTATTTGGACGTGGAGCAATGGCATTTCCTTGGGGTGAATTCAATAACGCTGTTAATAAAAATTCAGAAAACTTACAACGTAATGCGTTAGCTGTAGACAAAGCCGCAGATGATTATAGAAAATTACAATCAGCTATCAATGATTTTAAAATGAATTTTTTATCTGCATTTGGTCCTATTATTTCTATATTCACAGAGTTTATTGCAGATATAGCCAAATCACAGACTGCGATATCTGCCTTGGCTATACTTATGGCAGGTGCATTTGCTGCTTCAGTGGTCAAAGTCACAGGATTGATTGCAGAGCTAGTCATGAGTTTACGGGCCTTGGCCGCAATAGATTTAGTAATAGCAGGTGAAGCTGCCTTGGTCACTGTGGCAATCTTAGGCATAGGTTACGCTGTTTCCAAAGCATTTGGATTAGATCCTGTAAAAGATTTTAATGAATACTTAGATAAAATTATAGATAAATCTAAACAAGTCACTGAGATGTCAATCTCTGATGCTGAAGCTAAAAAATTACCCACATCTTTAAAAAGTCCTGTGGATCCAATGGCAGCTAGAGTGCAGGAATTAAAAAATGCATTTGATATAGAACAAAAATCTTTACAGGCTGCACAACAAAGATTACGATTAGAATTAAGTTTAGTAACTGCCAGTGAAGAAGTTCGCAAGGCAAAATTAGCACAGTTTGATGAAGATATTAAAAATGCTAAACAACAAGAAGAAATAGCAAATAGAATTAAAGTATTGCAAATAGAAGATGCAAACAATCCTAATCGCATTGCAACTCACACACAAGAAATTGCATTGCTTCAACAGGAATTAGGTTTATTGCAAACTCATGAAGGTGTAATGTATAACATTACAGCTCAATTGACCAAAGCTAGAGAAGCACAAGAGGTTGTTAACTTATATAAAAACCAAGAGCTTGAAGTTACAACAAAATTAAAAGATATTCAAGAACAAATTGCTGCATTAGGTGGTGGTAAGGCTGGATTAGGTCAACCTAAAGGTGATGCTGAATTAAATGCTGCTATCAAAGCAATGATAGAGTTAGAAGAAAAACAAAAGAACAGAAAACTAACTGAACAAGAAATTAATGACATCACTAACAACGAAACTTATTTGTATAGTGATTTAATTAACAAAACAAAAGAACTAACTCAATTACAAGCCATTAAAGGTGTTAACCAAGTTGTTGACCAACAGGCAATTGACCTTCAAAAGAAACTTAATGATTTATGGGTTGCTTATGATGAGATGACAATGTCAACTTATGAAAAGCAAATTGCTGCAAATCAAAAGGTCTATGATGCACAAAAGGCCGCAATCCAAAAATCAATGGAAACTAATTTTGGAGCCAGTTGGAGAGATAATACCACAGCAGTAGATCTTTACACAGCATCATTGGCCAAAGCCAAAGATGGTATGGAAGCATTAAATGCCGCAACACAAACTAACATAGATCATAGTAAAGAATTTATGACTGGTCTAACACAATCTTCTAATCAATTTGCCGCTAATGCAGGTAATAATGCTGCATTAGGTAGTAAATTATTCACAGACTTTACTGATGGAACTATTAAAGCAATTGATTCAATGGTCACTCATGGCAAGTTTAGTTTTAAAGATCTATTCACAAGTTTATTATTAGATATTATGAATGCTCAGATTAAAAAAGCAATGGCTTCCGCACTAAGTCCATTGATAGGATCTATGGGTGGCATGTTTGGTGGTGGTGGAGGCGGAGGCAGTGGTTCTGGGTTAGGATATAGCATAGGTGGAGCCGCAGGTAGTTCAGTAGGAATGGGCAGTTCATTGGGCAGTTCAATGAGCGCTGGTTCAGTTAATTATGGATTCAGTGGTATGAGCTCAGGTGGTTATGGTCTAAGCATGCCAAGTTTTGCAGAAGGTGGAACTATTCCAACTAGCCAGCCTGTTTTAGTTGGTGAAAATGGCCCAGAGATTATTACCAATGCCGCTGGAAAAAATGTTATACCTAATGCAGGTGGTAATGCTGGTGGTAGTTCAACAGTAAATCACAACTACACAATTAATGCTGTTGATAGCAAATCAGTGGCACAGTTATTTTATGAAAATAGAATGACATTATATGGAACTGTTCAACAGGCACAAAAAGAATTGCCTTATAAAAGCAGTCAACCACAATATTAAGGATTAGATAATGGGCATTACAACAACCTGTTTACAAACAATAGTTAATTCAGCAGAAACAATTTCTATCAATAGACGTCGTCAAGTTGGCGTTCAATACAGCAAAAGTCAAATAGCCAATGTAACTGAAATTATTTCACGCTTACCTTGGCAATTAGGAGTTAAAGTTTCTACTTACTTTGATTATGCACAACCTGCAACTAGAGAATTAATTGAACAACTAGATTATTTGGATCGTAGATACACAGAAGTGATTAGTTTTGCTAACAATGCCAACCTAAGTTGGATGTTTGCTTATCGTGGTGATTTAACTTTACAACAATTATCACAATTAAAGGTAAGTTCATTTACTGGAACTTCACTAACATTAACTAATCTACAGGGATTTACTGCGGGAAAGTATTTGGTAAGACAAGGTGACTTTTTACAAATTAATAATTTTCCATTCCCATTTACCAGCATTAGTGATGTGCAAATAACTGGCAGTGATTTAGCCAATAATAGTATTACCATTACAACACATAGACCAAACTTTATTGATGTCAATAATGGTATTATCAATGAAACATTGAATTGGGGCAATCGTGTTCAATTCCAAGTATTTTGCAATAACACACCCACTTATACATTTGTTCCTGCTGGCTCAACTGCGGCAATTATGTTCTCAGGTGATTTCCAATTATACGAATACACAGGCAACCTAGTAACTAATATCAATGAAGTATTGGTAGGTGCAGGTGGAGGAATAGAATGAATGTAATTAATTTCGTCAACAGCACAACTAATATTAAGATTGCAGAATTTATTAGTTTAACAGTTACACCTGTGAACACTGGAGTTAACACAGCAACTTCAGTGACTTTAAACATGACCACAAGTTATAGAAAGGAAACTGTAACTGTTAATACCTATACAGGTGCACCCAGCACAATTACATTTGAAGCATTAGGTGGTTTATTAGCTGTTGGTGAATATCACAGAGATTTACAAAGTTCCAGCAATGATACCAGTATAAGTTTAGATGGTATTAGTCCCACAATGTATCAAGGTGGTGCAATGACTGGAATTGGCCTTGTATTAAATTATAATATCAAAGGATCACCATTAACATTGTGGAGAGGTTTCTATGATGAATATGGAAACTTATTAAATTACACAGATGCCAATGGCAATACTAGACAATTAATACAACGCTTTTATGGAGTTGTGACTACATTTACTATCACAGAAAACAGTGAAGACAATAACAAATATTATAGTGTGGTATTAAATTGTTCCAGTATTAAAACTGTATTAAGTAATAACACAAAAGGTCGTAGAACTAACCATGATGATTTCTTAAATCAAACGTTAGGTTATATGTATCAGGATGGTAGTGGTAAATGGCAATTAAGTTCAACACCCACAGGCGATAGTGAGGATTATGACACAAGTATGGATAATGTTGCACCACTTAACAATGCTTATTTTGACTTTGGAATTAAGAGCACACAATAATGAATTTTAGTTGTGAACCGTTTACTGTAGGATTAATGAATGAACTTACGCCATTATTTGAAGAACATTGGAGAGAACTCGCTTTGGACCAGGATGCAATCACACTTGCACCAGATTGGGATTCATACTGGCTTGCAAAACGCAATAATAATCTATGTGTTATCACTGCTCGTAGTGATCTTATACTTGTAGGTTATTATGTAGGATTTGTTAAACCACATTTACATTATAAAAACAGTTTGACTGCTTATAATGACATTTATTGGATACACCCTGATTATAGACAGGGCATGACAGGTATTAAATTTTTAAAATTTATAGAAAATTATCTAAAGGAAATTGGTGTTCAAAGAATGATTATGAATACAAAAAGCCATTTAGATAAAGGACTTTTGTTTACAAGATTAGGTTATAAACAAAGTGACATTGTTTATACAAAACTTTTAGGATAATATTATGG